ACTTGTTCCCCAAATTCATTGGTTGTGATATAATTTAAATTCATTGGTAAATTAACCAACCAAGTTCCATCACCATCAATTATTTTACCATCTTGTTCCAATCTATATTGTTCAAGAATAGGATATCCATTATCGTCGGTGTTTATTGTTTGTCTAATCGCAAGTATTTGTCCAGGACCCGCAACCAAATCACACATATTTCCTGTGTTAATTTTTGGTTTACAATTTTTCTTAACCGAATCTTCATTAGTTGTTGAAACAACCGACCCCATAAAGACAGAAGTAGGTTGTATATTGATGTTTGCCGATGCCGTTAAATCAAAATCAACTCTTGTTATCCCTAATAAACAAATGTCAGGTTCTCCCCATAATGGTTGAACACTTACAATTTTATTCAATGATTTAACTTGTGGTAATTCTTGTAAATTGCTTGAGGTTTTAAACTTATTCCCATCAACTTGTGACTCTGTTGCCAAACCTGAATTAACTAAATCTTGTGGTGACAATGAAAAACAACCAATATCTGATAAATCAACATCCATAAAGATTGTTTGCTCACCTGTGGGAACACCAAATATCATATAATCACCACTCTCATTTGTTTTTACCGTGAATTTATAATATTTGTCATAAACTTCCACCAAGGTAGAATCAGTTAAAACATCTTCTCTACTTGGGAATGTTCCTGTTGCGGAATGTCCTTGATATGAAGGTTCGTAAGGTAATAAATTATACCTATAACCATCCTCATTTAAATCGTCAATGTTTTTATATGGATATAATTGTGAAATGATTGGGTTTTGAGCGTCTTCATCAGTTATTGGAATGAATACTGAAACTTTGGCGTTTGGAACTCCAAATCCTCCGTTCACTAAAACTCTTCCGACAACAACACCGTAATCAGAACACATACGAGTATATATATCATTCTGAAATATCTTCAAAGATAATATCTCCAAGTATTCAAAATCTTGATCTAATTGTATTTTAATGGATTTGTCAACACCTGGTTGGGTTCTAATTCTATATGATTTTGGCATTAAATTCTTTTTTTGATAAATAGTTTATTTCCTATTTTCAAAAAATAATTCTTTTATTCCAAAAATAAATCATCAAGAGAAATTGACGGTTTTTAAATTGAGAACTCTAACATTAATATCCTTGTTTGGATATCTAATTTGATAGATTTGAGTAGGTTCGGCAAATATCGTATCCGTTACTAAACCAATCTCTTTAGTTGCTGGATCGGAATATGGTTGAGATGTTTGAGATGAAGAATATTGTCCCCCAACATTATTAATAAAACTCATATCAGAAATACTAATAACACCGTTTTCGCTTTGAATTAACCTTCTTATTTCGGACACATACACATTCTCTCCCATTTGTCTTTGTAATGGACTAAAGTATGTTGAGATTATGTCAATTATTTTTGCAACAACTGAACCTTGATTTTGACTTGCATCTAACACCACATCAACATTAACACTTAAATCTACAACATTCGCAGTTTCAATTGAAATGTAGTCGTTTATCATTCTATAATTAGATAGGTAATTGGCGACATTACTTTTGAGTGTGTTTGATATCACTTCGGTTAATTTACCTTCAGCATCATAAGATAACATTTTTATTTTTATCTTATTGTTTTCTTCAGTTATTGCAACTTTACCAGGTGCCCCGAATTGTGACGGCATATTCCTTAAAATTGATTGGTAATCATTTATAGTTACCGCTCTGTTTTGTGCCGCGAAATTATATGTAACAAATTGTCTCACCTCCTCTGTTGACGGTGCGTTAGCCCCTCCAATTGCCGCAGTGACATTATTACAAGACAATGAATTAATAACCGTTGTATTGACAGATTGTGAAGGACCATTTACATAGAATGAAACTGTCCCTATTTGGTTAATAACATTAACACCTAAATTAGTTCCTTGTCCACCACCAACTCTATACTGAATGAATAATGTTGTGTTGGATTTTAATGCTGCACCTAACGCCAAATTATTAATATATTTACTCAAATCTAACTGAAATCCATTTCTTGCAAAATCTCTTAATTGTTCATCCGCAGAAACATTACCTCCACCAAAAGTTAACTTCATAAACCCTTCAGGAGTGTATTCTGTAATGAATTTAGTATTTGTTTCAATGTATTTACCAACTTTAATTCCTGGCTGATCAGATACCTTTGTTGGATCCTCAATAAATACTCTATTCTCCGCCAATGCTGGTACTTCATACCATCTATCATTTAAACTTAAAAATTCTTGTGTATTTGGAACCGTTGAGTATTGTGTTCCATCTTTCAATAAAATACTTGTAACCCCTAAAACATTTTTTTCAGGTAAGAAAAGTTCAAAGAAAGGTTTAACATCATTTGGTGTTATAACTCTCCTAAAAACTTTAGTTATACCATTAACAACCACTTCTCTTTTTACAATAGTGTAGTTAAGTAATTTACCACTACCATCAAAATTAGGAATTTTTAATCTATTTGGTGAACCTTCAGAATTAATAGGCGATGAAAAATCAATATCGTAAACGGTTTCAAAAGGTTGTCCCGCACCATTAACTTGTGATCCTCTTCTCAATATCCCACAATATCTTAAATCTTCTCTGTCACCAAATGCGGGAACCGTAATGGATAAATCAACCAATGCGACCGAAGGTCTTAATCCCGGTATTTTTAAACCATATGTTCTCGCAATGTTATATATTGACGATTTTTGTTGTGCGTATTGTAACACAGTTTCTTGAATACTTCTATCAATATTAAAGTGTAGGTTGTCGGTTACCGCAGCATTCAAATCTAACATTACCGAGAATATCCCAGCATCATTAAAATTCTGAACTAAATCGGGATAATAAGTTCTTGTAAAGTTTATTAACTCCGTTCTTATTCCCTGAAAATCTCTCGTTGTATACGATATTTTTTTATTTGCCATATTCTATTAAATATTAATGATAACAAAATCGCTTGATTCAAAAGCACTATTAGTGGTTTTATAATCAATTCTAATTTTTGCCGTATGTTCTAATTGTGATATATTTGAGACGGTAAATTCTCTTTTATCCTCACCATTTATGTATGTTCCTTTACTTTCTTCTTCCATTGATGCATCGGTTATCTTAACATCAGTCACCAATAACCCCGGCATATAATTTGAAACCGAATCTCTAATCTCCGACTCTATTTCCGCAAATGTTGGACCGTCCAATGGTTCAAAGATGTATTCATATAATCTTGTTCCAAAATCAGGTAAAAAATACCTAGTTCCTTTTCGGGTTAATAATAAATGTATTAAGTTACTTCTAATCTCCTCATCTTTAGTGTCAGAACAATCTAAATACTTACCAACATACGAATCTTGAAAGGGAAAATTTATCCCATATGTAATTCCATTTCCCATATCTAATAAATATAATGTTTGGGGGTTTTATATAAATAAAAAATCCCAACATAAGTCGGGATTATATTTTTAATTATTCTTATTTTCTTCCGCAATTTTCATAACAATCCTACCAAGACCTTTTCTAAATCTATTAAGACCATTCTCTAATTTTCCACTTAATTCTTTTTTAAATTTGTCTATTTGTAAATCGGTAACAGTGTTATATTTTGGTTTCATTTTAAAATAATGATTTAATATACCTAATAATTTAGTATACTCATTTTCACCATTTTCATTATAATAACCATATGTTAATTGTTTTAACAAATTTTTTGATAATTTATTTAATAAATCAATTAATGTTGAGTTATTAAAATAATCTTGATAAAAATTATTTTTTTCGTTAAGGTATTTGAATAATTTTTTAATTTTTTCGTTCTCACTCCCATCAAGTGTTTTATAATATTTCGCACCTTCAGCATAAGCTTCGTGTAAATGAGCCTTAACTTCTTCATCATTTAACAAATATAATAAAGTTCCTAATTTATATTTGTTAGAAAAAAGTGTTGGTAATTTCATTGCGGTACTCATAGTAAAATTTGGTAATATATTATCAAATTTACCTTTTTTATAAATAAAATCAACACCGTGAAATGCTTCGTGTAAAATTGTCTTATACTGATCATTTGATTTAAATCCAAAAATTAATCTAGCACCTTCAGGTATTATCACAGATTCTTGCTGATTAAAATATGGGTTTAAACCCCCTCTATCTCTAATAATTATTTCTTCAATATTTAAAATATTTATATTTTCATCAATAAGAATTTCTGACTCATTTTTCAATCTTGGTAGATTTTCAATAATTATTTCAGCCAGTTTTTTTGCATCGTCAGATACTCCTAAATCCTCATTTATAACTCTTTTAACAATTTTTACTAAATCTGATTCAGATAATCTAATAATTTTTCCCATAATTTATTTTTTACTATAAATATATTAATAAATAAAAAATCCCAACATAAGTCGGGATTATATTTTAGGATCCACATCCAAAACAATCAAACTCTGAATCTTCAGGTTTTGGTGGTAAACCATCGTTAGAATATTCAACTTTTGGTGGTTCAGGAGTTACCTTTGGTTTCTCAACTCTTGAAGTGTTTATTGCCAAGTGTTTAGCTCCTGTGGATATCGCTTTAGTTCTAACATAATAACATAAAGTTTTTAATCCTTTTTCCCAAGAGTGGAAATGTGATGAGGTAATCTTTGATAATGTGGGATTAGCCATATAAATGTTCATAGATTGAGATTGATCAATAAATGGTGCTCTATCTGCCGCCATATCAATTAACTCTTTCTGTGATATCTCCCAAATTGTTTTATATTTAGGAATTAAATGCTCAATTCTTTTAACTTTTTTGTTGTAATGTTTGTCTTCAGGATCCAAATAATTGTTAAAATTAATATTTTGAATTGATCCTTCATTAATGATGATTTCATTTTTTAAATCTTCTGACCAAACACCCAATTTTTCAAAGTCATTAATTAGGTATTTATTAACAATCATAATCTCACCACCAACAACTCTTCTGTTAAATAATGCGGAATGTGCGGGTTCAGTCATTTCAAATGAACCAGTAATTTTAGCCGAAGATGCCACAGGCATTTGTGCGGTAAATAACGAGTTACAAACACCAAATTCTTTCACATCCTCTTTAAGTTGGTTCCAATCCCAATATCCTGACAACTCACTTTCTTTCAAATCCCACATATCAAATTGGAATATTCCTTGTGACATTGGTGATCCGTCAAAAAACTTGTATGGTTCGTATTCTCCGTTTTTACAAAGTTTATTACTTTCAAAAATCGCAGCGTAATAGATGGTTTCAAAAATTTGTTTGTTCAAAATTCTTGCTTCTTCATCGGTAAAAATCAAATCAAGAAGATAGAATACATCCGCCAATCCTTGAGTTCCAATTGCAATTGCTCTTTGTTCTAAACCACCTTTAAGTCCTTTATCTGTTGAGTAAGTATTAATGTTAACAACTTTATTTAAAGCTCTGACAACTTTTCTTACTTCCGTAAATAACAATTGGAAATCAAACTTATTGTTTTGAATGAAGTTTTTTAACACCATTGAAGATAATGTGCAAATTGCGGTAGTTTCTTCATCGGTGTATTGATATATCTCATTACATAAATTTGATTGTTTAATCACACCAATATTTTGATGATTTGTTTTTCGGTTAGCACTATCTTTAGAACATAAATAAGGAACGCCCGTTTCAATCTGTGATTCATAAATTTTACCCCAAATATCTTGAGCTTTAACTTTTTTACCAAGTCCTAAAGAAACCGCCTTCTCGTAGTTTTCTTCATACTCATCACCAAACGATTCTTGTAGTGGTTTAATACCGGCATTTTTAATGTCGTTAGGACAAAACAAATACCAATCACCATTTTCTTTAACGGCTCTCATAAAGTTATCAGGAATCCAAAGTGCGGTAAATAAATCACGAGCTCTTAATTCTTCAGCACCTGTATTCTTTTTAATGTCAAGAAGATCTATGATGTCTTTATGCCAAGGTTCCAAATAAATTGCTGCCGATCCAGGTCGTCTCCCTTGTTGATTAAAGAATCTTAATGATTCGTTAACAATTTTAAGATATTTTAATAGTCCACCCGCATAACCACCTGAACTAGTGATTCTACTTTCTTTACTTCGGATGTTAGACATAGATAAACCAATACCCGCCGCATCTGATGAATAGGTTGAGATATCGTTTAATGTGTTCAACAATCCGTTTCGTGAATCCGAATTATTATAATGTAACACACAAGACGCTAATTGGGGAACTTTAGTTCCTGAATTAATCATAATTGGCGTTGCCGGTGAAATTCTTTGTTCTGAAAGTGATTTGTAGTAATCTAACGCCTCTTCAAATGTGTTAGTCACCCAAAGAGCGACTCTCATATACATATGTTGTGGTCGTTCAATTACCTCACCCGTTGGCATCTTTAAAAGATACATTTCTTGTAATGATCTCCAAGCAAAATAATCAAAGTTGTAGTCATTATCGTGATGGATTACCGCATCTATAATTTGTTCACCATATAAATCAATAGTTTCAATTAACTTATCGTTAACAACACCGTGATTATTCAATAATTTCATAGTTTGTGAAAAACTATCATTCGTCTCTTTATGGTATGATGATATTGCAACTGATGACGCTAATCTTGAGTAATCGTGATGACTACCGGTATATGATGCCGCAATCTCATAAACCAATTTATCAAGTTCTTTTGTTGTAATTTCTCCTTCAGTAGGTACGGATGTGATAACTTTAATGAATATTTCATCAGAATTAACATTCAAACCTTTTGATGATCGTTTAACACGATTATAAATTTTTTGTGGATTAAACGCTGCCGAATCTCCACTTCTTTTAATAATTTTTAATGACATAGTTTTTTATTTTTTTTAGAAATCGTCTGTGAATGATATTCCCTCGTTCAATTTAGCCTTTTGATATTCCATTGTTCTTGATTCAAAGAAATTACCTTTAGTTTCAACTGCAATTTGTTCCATAAATTTAAATGGTTGTTCAACATTAAACTGTTTCTTACAACCAAACTTAACCAATAATCCGTCAACAACAAATTCAAGATATTGTTTCATTAAGTTAGAATTCATACCAATAAGTGACACTGGAAGTGATTCAGTAATGAATTCTTTTTCAATTTCAAGTGCAGATAATAGAATTTCTTTAATTCGTTTTTCAGATGGTTTGTCCTCACAATGATTATTTAATAAGTGAATTGCAAAATCACAATGTAGGTTTTCGTCTTTGAATATTAAGGAATTTGCGTTACACAATCCTTGCATTATACCTCTTGATTTTAACCAAAAAATTGAACAAAATGAACCTGAAAAGAAAATACCTTCAACCGCTGCAAATGCGACTAATCTTTCTTGAAAAGATCCATTTTCAATCCATTCTAACGCCCATTTTGCTTTCTTTTGGACTGCAGGTAATCTGTCAATTGCGTTGAAACACTCGTCTTTTTCTTTCTCATTGTTAATGTAAGTATCAATCAATAAAGAATACATTAATGAGTGAATGTTTTCCATCGCTAACTGAAATCCATAAAAGAATTTAGCTTCAGGGTATTGAACTTCACGATAAAAGTTTTCCGCTAAATTTTCATTCACAATACCGTCAGATGCTGCAAAGAACGATAATACATTCTTAACAAAATATTTTTCATTATCTGTCAACTTTTCCCAATCACGAATATCATTCGTTAAGTCAACTTCTTCAGCAGTCCAAAACGCCGCTTGGTGTTGTTTGTAAAATTCCCAAATATCGTTGTGTTCTATTGGAAATATCACATATCTTGAGGGGTTTTCTTCTAAAATTTTTTCCATTGTAATAATTTTTAATTGTTTTGTTCTTTTTGTTTTCTTTTATCCATCAACTCTTTAACTCGTTGTCGTTGTCTTTCCTCTTTTTGTTCTTCAACACCTAAAAAAGTCATAGAACTTTCGGTATCAATTTCCAACATACCATTATCAAATTTGCAGTTTTCAAACACAACACCGTCGTCACCAATTCTTGATTTGGTTATTGCGATAGTCGCTAATTTCATTTCTTTCTGTTGTAGTGACTTTGCAACAGAAATGATTACGTGTCCAACTTGTGCCTTTTTAATAGAACCACCCATTTGATCTGTTGTAACAACATCTGATGATATAGAGTTCCTATTACCTTGAGTTGCGGTCCATCCCGCCATATCAAGTTCGTGACACATTGACTCAAACCCTCTCATTACGGAACCTTCACTTTTCCACTCATCACCTAAATTTTTGTCAGGTAGAACACAATCAATATAATCTAATAAAATCATATCAATTTTTTGTCCGTCAGCAATCATTTTTCTAACTTGATTCTTTATTTGCGACATCGTTACTGTGTCCGATGGCAATTTTTTCATAATCAACTTGTTAGGCATACTCTCTTCAATCTCCTTTACTCTTGCCATTACTTCATCCTTTTTTTCTGACAATTCGTCAGGATGAATCTTTGTCCAAAGAGTAAAATGTTTTCTTTGAATTATCTTTGAGTTGTCTTCAAAGAATATCTGAAGAACATTGTTTCCCATATTAAATGCGTGGTTAGCAATTTTAGTTAACAAGGTTGATTTACCCACACCTGTTGGTGCTAAAACAACTCCGATTTCACCTTTCGCTAAACCTCCTTTTAATAATCTATCAATACCTGGAATTCCCATTGGAATCGGATGTCTATAGTCGTCATCCAAAACTTGATCCAAGTTACTAAAAACACTTTGAGTATTTGCGTCTTTCTCCCCTACTTGGAGTGCTCCTCTAAACATTTCTTCAATGGTGTCATAGTTTTCAAATTCACCACCGTCAACGATTTTTTGAGCCTTACTCATTACTTTTACTACCTCTTGTTGTTTACAAAACTTAAGAGCCTTTTCTTGAACAAAATCGCCTCCCTCAATAGGTGCATCCTTAATTTTGGTAATCATATCCAAAACTACTTTGGATGCCATTTCCTGTTGAAGCTCTGATTTTGTAACTTGTTCTAATGTGTCAAATGATGGTGTGTGATTGTATTTTTTATAATACTCTTTCACCATTTGAATAATGATTTTGAAATACTTGTTTTCAAAATAACTTGGTTCAATCACATCAATAATTGAGTGTGAAAAATCCTTGTCTAAAATAATTTGATTCAGTAATTGAATCTGAAATTTGTTACCTAAATAATCAAAATTTTTGTTTGTCGCCATAGTTTTTAATTTGTTTTGTTAAGATAAATAGTATCAAACTAAACTAAATCCACCATACTCAAAATTAAAATTTTTACCTGAAAAAATGTCAGTTAAGTCAGATAACATACCTTTTAGTTGTGGGCGTAGATCCACGGTGTATCTTACCTTTGGGGGGTATACTTTTGCATCAAACATTCTATGACAAATTGTCATATCTCCAACTCTAATTACTATACTAAAATTCTCATCACCATCAGTATTTGATGTGTTTAAGACATCAGGATTCTCCTGAATTTCATACTGATTGTCTAACATATAAACAATCGTTCTCATCTTTAAATCGTTTTTTAATCTAGTACATAAATCCTCAATGTATTCATATACATCAAAAGAATTTCTTGATTTAGGATTAAATCCTCTAACATTAAAGAACCTTTGAACGATAATGTTTTCGTTACATTTCAATAAGAATTCTACTTTTGTAAAATCTAAATCTTTCATAAATTTGTTTTTTTGTTTCTGTAATTTGTTTTTTCTTTTCTTGTTAATTTTAAAAATGGTTTCAAAAAATTCACCCAAGCGTCGTCACCTTTTGGTAGGTATTTAAAGAATCCGTCTTCCATCATCATTTTAATTAAGTTTCTATATCCCCTTCCGTCAGGATCTAAAGTTTCTGAATAATATAATTCAACTAACTTCTTATCTTCTTCATTTATTAATGGATTAGATAAATCAACTAATATCTGATTTATAGTGAAGAACTTATCTCCGAGTATCCCCTCTTTGGTTTTCCCACTTGATAGATTATTCAAAACAACACTTTTATTTTGACTCTCTAACAACTTTCTACCTTTGTTTAAAACATCGGTGAATGATACTTGCGAATCAAGTATCTCGGGAAATAATTTAACTAATGTTTTCTCACCAAGTAAACTAATACCATCAATATTATCTGATGTGTCACCAGCAACTATCTTAAATGTCTTTATATTATAATGAGGGATACTATAATCTTTGATTTTTATCTTATCACCATTTTTATAATATCGTTTTTGTTGCGGGGAATATATCGTCACCCTTTCCGAAATAAGTTGAGTAAGATCTTTATCCGATGAAAAAATTGTCTTATCCTCGTCTTCGGATATTTGACAATAATACGCGATTAAATCATCCGCTTCCGAATGTTCAACTTCCAATTGTCTAACAAACATCTCTTCAAGATATTGTTTTACTCTTTGTTTTTGATTGTTGAATGAATACACTTTGTCTTCAGTGTAAGATGATTTACGATTTCCCTTATATTTTGGGTATAGTAATCGTCTTTGGGATGAATTTTCGTCTCCATCCCAAAAAACAATCACTTTATTGAAGTAGGACTCCTCCAAGAATTTTCGTAAAGTATTTAGGAAATACCAAATACCCCCGACGTGTTCACCTTCATTAAAGAAATCTTTAACTCCGTGAAAACCTATTTTTAATAAATTGTTACCATCAACAATTAATGTTTTGTTCATTTTAATACGATTAACTCGTTCTACAATATATTAAACTTCAAATTCCCCTTCTTCTTCGGGGGATTCATCTAATGAGTAATTAGATCCACCCAATTTTGTTTCCCAATAATCGGAATACTCTTTTTTGTATTTATCTAAAGATTCTTTACTATCTACGATATATCCTTGTGGAACCGCAATAATTTTACCATCTTTATATCCAATACCATTTACGTGATTCTTCAATATTGAGATTTTTGTCCTGATTGCAAATGATACTTTTCTACCATTTTTAGTTGCGTCAATGTGACTAATTCCCGCTTTCTTCTGATTACCAAATAAGAACACCAATGAAGATGCTAACCATACCGCCTCACCACCTTTAGCCTTGATTTCAGGTTGTCCAAACGGATTATCAGGAAGTAACACCCAAGGTTGATTTAAAATCACGAGAGTGTTGTAATAGGGGTATTCTTCTTTTTTAGATTTTGATATTCTTGAATGGATTCCCATACCAATTTTATCGGCTAAAACTTTTGCGTTGTGCATTCCCCCTCCTTTTCCTTCAAAAGTCATTTGACAAGGAATTGATCCGATTGAGTCCCACAAGAATAAAACACTATAAGGAATGTCTCCTTTTTCTTGTGCGTTCAAGATATCATTAATAAACTCGGTAGCTTGTTCTATCGTATCAAAAGAATCGTTAAAGATAAACATCCCATCATATTCACCATCTTCATTTTTTTCAGCTTGTAATCCTAACTCAATTGCGTGTTCCCATGACCATTTCTTTTCAGTAATAATAAGAACAGGTAAATGTCCTTTTCGTTGTGCATCCGCCGCGGCAAGAATCATTGCGGTTGTTTTTGAGGTATTTGAGTGACCCAAGAACATATTTATACCACCCATAATAGGACCTGGTAATCCACACGCTTCCATAAACGCCTCACCACAATTGTAATAATTTTCAGGCTTGTATTTAGTTTTGGTGGAAAACTTATTCTTGATGTTATCAAACGATATTTCTTTCTTTTTAATCGCCATAATTAATTTGTTTGTTTTGTTTAAAGATAAAAAAAGGTAGTGACTTTGTAAATCACTACCTACACTATAGATTCTTTTTTTTAGAACGGTAATTCTTCATCAATCGCCTCATTTACTTGAGGATCAACAACAGGTGCTGGTGTTGATTTAGAACCTCCGATGGAAGTTTCTGCAACCTCATCATTAGAATAAACAAATCCACCTTTGTCAGAATCCCATCTTGGAGTTTCTCCACGAGAAATCGCTTCAAGATATTCTACAGGTTTTTTAGAGTAAACATCCTCCCAAGTTAACTCGTCATTAATCCACTCTGACATTGTGTTAGTGTCTTCGTGAAGTGGTGACGGATCATCATACATTACAGTTTGGATTACGGTATACACAGATCCTGTGTTAGTTTTCGCCTTTGTCAACTCCAAAATCAAATCTCTACCTTTATCGGCATCGGTAACATCACCTTTTGCTTTCCAAATAGGAATAATTTTGTCAAGAATACCTTCTTGTTTGTAATTGTGTTTAAATCTCCAAAATTTAACACCGTCTTGTTCGTTGTCACGATCAACAACTTTCACAATATAAAATTTACGAGCTTTGTATTGTTTGGCAATTTCCTTATCGGAATCCTTACCCGTTGACATCAAATCATCGTGAACTTCATTTAATGGTGAACGCTCATTGTCGTTTTTACCTGGATCATAAAGTTTAACCCATTTCCCATCAACTTTAATCTCGTGGAACCATACCTCTTTAAAAGGTGAAGAACCATCAGGTGTTGGTAGGATTCTTAGTCGTTTCTGACCTTGTTTTTCACTGTCTTTAAGAATTGCAGCAAAATATTTTTTCATTCTTTCGTCCGAAGACATTTTTGAGGTGTTAGAAGAACCACCTTGTTTTGAGTTCTCGTATTGAGCCAAAACTGCATCTAAAACATTGTTTGTTGTCGCCATATATTTGTGTTATTAAAAGTTTACAATAGAAAGTATAAATATAAAAAGTGTCGCAGTCAATATGTATGTAAAAATTAAAAGAAGGGCACTGATGCCCTCTCTTAATTAAGGCATCATATCTTCGTCATCGTAAGTATTAAAAGTGTCTTGTATTTGTTTTGGAGAGAAATCCTCAACCTCATCTTTGGTTAAGATATATTCTTCTCTACCTTGTTTTTCAAACTGATCTTCTTTGTCTTCAAAATAATCAGATAGTTTTTGATTAAAAGGTCCGGAATCTAAACTTCTTAATTCAAGTTTTTCTTCAGGAGTTTTAGGTCTAAATTTTTCAATTTTTTGTTCCAATGAATTAACTGCGTTCATTAGGTTATCCATTTCACCCAATCTGTTTTCCAAATTTTCAAGTTGTTTGAATAAGGTGTCAAAATATTCCTCTTGTTTTGTTTCAATATTTTTTTGTGAATTAACTAAATCAGTAATTTCAAGTTCTTCTTTATCGTCCTCATCTTTACCCACTTCTTCAACTTCAGGATCTTGAGATACATCAATTGGTTCAGGGGCAGTACCTGCTTCAGGTGCCGGTGGTGGAGGTAAAGCTCCGGGTGCTGGCGGTGTTTCCATTCCTGGTTCAGGTGGTAATCCCGCATCAGGTAATGGTGGAAGTGCTGCCGGATCCGGCTCAACGGGAGCCTCTTGTTCCATTATGTAATTATTAATTGAGTTATATCTATTAATTTCTTCTAATATTTTTTTATCTATTTTCATATTAACCATTTAATAATTGTTTTATACCTGTTTTGGTTTCAACTTGAATTTTTTTATTTGTGTTCATTGTGTTATCCACTCTCTCAATTAAACCATCTTTCATTCTAAGGGTGTAACAATCTCCAGTGTCTAAATCACAAACTTCTTTATAACCATTCCCTTTATCTTTTTCCGTAACTCTTGTGTTTTTACCCAAGTAGTTATCCAAAATTAATTTAGTATTATTCATATCCATTTTTATTTATAAATATCATAACATTCCAAAAAATTAAAGTATTGAACTAATTTGTCTATATTGTTCAATATTACTTTTTGTTGTTATAATCGTAATTTATTTTACCCACCTTTTTGAAGGATAGTATTATATTCGGTGTATGCATCACCAAAAGGGTCTTCTAATTTTTTCTGATCTTGTTCGGTTAAAGTGTCAAATAATTTTTGAGATTCCTTTACCGGATAGTTGTTCATATAAAATTTAGAGAACGCCTCACCATATTTAGTTTCGTCATTCGTATTATTACCCGTTACATAATTTTTTATAACATCTAAACTAGGTTCATATTTTGCAATCATAAAATTTATAAATTGTTCAAAAGATGAAAATACCGCCAAAGGAATGTTTTTACTATTACAATAGTAGTTGTTTTCAAAATATTTTTTTGAATCTCCATAATTAAAATTTAACGATATTAACCCATAATTGTTACCGTAAGATTTAAAGACATTGGACGGTTTTGTTATTACCGTCATAATACCATATATAAATGATCCCAAAATTTTTGAATCGTTACTATTCCTATTTTTACTAACTAATTCATTTATTTTATCCACAACATCTTGTTTGTTGATTGGTTCCGATGTTAAATTTTCAGCATTTGTAAAATTCTTATAATCGTTATTTAATAACCCAGAACAAGCCTGATTCGCATTAAGAGTTGTATTATTCTCACTAGCATTATTTAATTTATTTGCCGTTTGAGATAAATTGTTGACAGATTTTTGAGTATTAATATCTTCATTTTGTTTAATTCTTTCTCGTATATCATTTAGTATTTTGGTACTGATTGATTGTATAAAACTTTCAATTTTAGGTATACTATAAAAAGGTTGTCTTTGTCCTTCAAAAGTCGTATCAAATCCGTTTTCAGAAATTCTATGAGCAACTTTAGTAATCATATATGGTCCACTAAATAATGGAACATTTCTTAAATTAAAATACATCATAGGTTGTATCAAGGCGTTACCCATCATATCAATACTACATTTGTAACTTCTATTTTTATAAACATTATATAATGAAACACTTTGAGTGTAACTTCCTCTATTTCTAGACTGATTAGCCATTTGGTTTAAAACTTCTAAAGATTCCGTAGTTGGTAATCCCGGGTCTTGAGAAATGTCAAGTTGTTTAAAGATTTGTTGATTTTGTGGTCCAATATCCACATTAAAACCAACAACTTTATTTGATGTTGCCCAATCAGTTTTATTTTCTTGACTCTCCACCAATGGATTGTCAGTTGCTCTTCTTAAATCAAAGGCATCATCTCTATATCTATAATCAACATTATCGTTAATTGCCAGATGTTCACTTGGTTTATTAGCGTAGAAACAAACAAATTTTGATGTGGTTTCCCTATAATCAACATTTAAATAAGTCCCAAATAAACTATTCGCAAATTCTAAACTACCTTCAGGTCTTGGTGTGGCATTTTTACTTACATCTCTAATGTTGTAAAAATTTGCAAATGCGGGAATTACAAAACTCACAAAATTATTTTGAGTTAGTATTGTGTTTATAGTGTCCAACATTCTATTTGTTGCAAGTGAGCTATCTATTAAAGTTTTTAATTCAAAAATATCAACATATATTTGTTGTCCAACATCTCTACTCGCTCTGTCCATTAAAAGAACATCTTCAAATAAGGTTTTGTTTTTAAAATCAGTTCCTGAAATCCAAGTATCGTTAATACTTTTAAATAAGTCCCACAATTCGTATCTAGTTTGTTCCCCCTCGTAATCGGCTCTAACTTTAGAGTTTGTCTGACTAATATTAACATTAGGAAGTTCTTTCCTCAATTTAGTCATTTCTAAATCCAATAAAGTATTAATATATGTGTTACTTTTGTTAATGTAACTGTCCATTAAATTTTTGAATTTGGTTGAATTGAAATTACTATCTTCCAACTTTTGGGTTGCATATATTTTAATTAATGGTGATAATCTTTTAATTGAGTTATCGGTGAACTCAATGTTCATATCCAAAAAGAAGTCGGTTATATATGAACCATTATCATCATATACTAATTCAGGTATTTCTGAAAAACCAACATATGTTTCCAAAGTTTTCCAAGTTTCAGGATTTTGTGTTTTAGATTGTAATAAAGTTATTGTCCCACCGGCACTTGGTAAACTATTTGGTGAACCAACATTATACCCTTGGAAACTATACGGATCAATTATGATTTGATTTGAATACGAATAGAATAATTTTTTATCAAAATTTGATGGGTTACCATATTTCATAGTAACTTTATATTCCATAAAGGAACCTAACACTTGTTGGAAATTTTTAACCTGTGACTCCTGAATTTCATTAATCGTCACCGATCCGTTTACATTATCTTTTGGTTTTGGCACCTTCATTAAAGATCTCATCAAGGATTGGAAATTATTATTAGTAATTTCATTTGTGGTGTCGGTACCAAGGGTTGGTTTTATATTTGTGTTGTAATTATATACTGAACGACTAAAGTTTAAAAACTCGTTTTCCATTATATCTAAAATATCTTTTTCAAATGTTGTAAATAATTCACTAATTTTTGAATATTCTGATGTCACCCCACTAATTGAAAACGCTTGTTGTATTTCCTCATTATTTTTTATATGTTTCAAATAACTATTTGGTAATGGTTTTGATAACTTATCATTGTCAAAATACCCATAATTCGGTGCTTTCCAAAATAATCTTACTGAACCATTATAAACTGCGGGGTTGTTAACAACTTCTGTCACCAAATCACCATTAGTTTTAAAACATTCGTCTTTAGTTTGATTTACCGAAGAACCAAATGATGGCATCGGATATATATTGTTACCATCTGATGTCTCAACAAAACAACTCCAAGATTTTAAATTTAATGATCTATTTGAGTTTCCTGAATCAAATCCAGGTAAACCGTTTATTGTGGATCCCGCGGCAGATTTTAAATATAATTTTCCATTATTTAAAACTGTTTGTATTTCACTATTTGAGTATGACTGTGCCGGTGGATTGGTAACAAAAAAGTTAATTGCGGTTGTTGCGGTTTGAGGTATGTTTATACCATACACCCCCACACCACCAATAGTTCCACTAGTTTGTCCTGTAATTGTCGTCCCTAAAGTGATATTTGTTCCCGATAAAATAGCTCCACTAAATAAATCATTCCCACTAACACTAATAACAGTTAATACATTTCCAGATATTGTTGTAGCACCACTAATTTGTATTTGTGATTCAAATACTCTTCTTCCTTGTAAGAACACATTAAAATCATCAATTAATTTGGGGTAGAACCCTGTGTTAATTCTTGTTTGTGAATTTATCCCATTAGTAATTGTATCTTGTAATACAATGTTTTGGGGAACTCCATCAATAACTAATGAATAGGTTTTGGTAACCGCACTATTTCCCGGATCATAATTGTCCGAATAATTAAAGTCAGTCCAAACATCATCAAGAATATCCACCCCATCTTTAATCCAAGTTTTATATCTGTTCCAAATAGAACCATACTTCAATATCCAAGCATATGGTATTCTATGAATGCCTCCATATTTTTTAAATGTTGAGATAATATAGTCCAAATCAGATGAACTACCATCATTGTCTTCTTTATATTTTTCTCGTAGTGTTGCCAATGGTAAACTATTCAAAAATAAATAAGATGCGGATTTGAACGGGTATAAGTCATTAGTGTATCTAAAATTAAAAACACCTTTTTGTATTGCATTGATAAAATAGGGGGTATTTAAAATTGAAGTGGTTTGTTCTGAAGTTAATTTATTAGTGTAGTCAAAATAAGAAAGATTACCTTCAGTGGTATATTGTTCAGTTATTTTTCTTGTTTTATAAAAAGTTTTTAAATCCGATAAATTAATAACTTGTCCAAATGTCCCACTTTTATTTGATTTATAGTTAAAACTAGTTACAGGTTGTTTATCTTTTGAATTTACAACATCATCATAATTTGTAATACTTTTTATTATCGTATTATATTCTAAAACCTGATTAGTTTTAAATACATCTTCTTTTTTCTGAATACCCTTTCCTCCCGCTAAATAATTATTTACCCAACCTAAATTAGTTATTGGGTATGTGTCGGTAAAATCAAAATTTTCAACAATATTTTTATTTCCAAAATAATCTTTAGCCGGAGCATTATCTTTAATTGATATTAACGGTTGTGATTTTTCATTGGTTAAGATATCTTGATTATATAACTTGAATGATGTGTTAATATCATTTTTAATATACGAAGTATTAAACTCACCTCTAATATAGTTTTGCCAAGATTCTCCCGTACCACCATTTGATATGTGTTTTAAAAACGATAAATAAACCCCCGAATTTAAATCATACTCTTTTAATTTTTTAGTTAAAAATGGATTATCATTACCTAACGATTGTAACATATTTAATACTTCCGCTTCGGAATAGTATTCTGACATATTATTCAATTTGTTAGAATCCCTACTTAATTTACTGTAAAATGAATTAAGTAATAATCGTTCATATATCTCGTAGAAAAATTTAACTTCTTCCACATTCTGATACACTTGATTATTAATTGGGAATTCAATTGCATTAAAACTTAATCTATTTGGTTTAAGTAATAGATTGTTAGTGTCTGTTGGGAATTTTGTAGGTACTTTTCTTTCGTAAGTTGCTTTTATAAATTCCTCAACAAATTCCACCTCCGGCCATATTTCAGGTTGGTATGCTCTAATTTTAGTCGCAATACTTGTATCCCCAGGATATTTTAATTCATATCTTTCACCTTCTTTTAGATTGTTTTCAACAATGACTTGAGGCCAAGGATATATCGGTGTTTCGTTAATAGTTAAGTTTTTTAAGTCAACACTACTAGTTGATAACACCGCATCTTTTCTATTAGCATCATCCCTTAAATCCCAAGCTTTAGTGTGAACCTCATCAAGTAATCTTAAAAACGCTTCACCTTGAGCAAAGAAAACCGCCAAGACATTTCTTATTGTTGGTGAAAAACCTATACCACCTTCACTAGCACTTTTACTTATATTTAAAACTAAATCTTTAGTAAGTTGTTCTTCTATTGCTTGTTTTTTAGTTTGATAATTAGATCTAATTGTTGTTATTTTATCGGTAAAAGATGACTTACCTTTAAAAAAGAATTTTGGTGATGAATCAAACTGCGTTTTTATTTGATTTTGTATTGCAATTGTTACAGTATTTAATTCTTTACCGGTTCTTTGAGTATAAGTTTTATTTATATCAATTTCGTCTATTGTTGCGTTATAAAAAAAGGTGTTAGTTTTTTTTTGTAAATCAACAAAAATGTCTACAGGTATACTATTTGGTTTTCCTTCACCAAAAACCGAATTACTGTTTAATAAGTTGTTATTTGATTTAACAATTTTTGATAATTCTGACAACGCTTCTTGTTGTTTTGGTGGTAATTTATACTCTTCTTTAAATTGATATAATAAATAACCATCTTTTTGACCCGGAAGTGTTTCTGTAACAAATGGATTTTTTGTGTCTAAATATTTATTAAACCAAGAATCAGTTCCTGAATACACGAGAACTTCACCATCATACTTATCCAACACTTTGGCGTAATTATCAATACTATTTAACACATCCGTATTAGTTTTTGGGTATTGATCAATTATATTTTTTAAAAAGGTGTTTAAATTTATTTGTAATTCTTGAATTGTTATTTCAGGGAAATTATCCGATATTAATCCTTTAGATTTATATTCGGCATATAATTCTTTCATTTTAGCATAACCCTTACTAGACCATCCACTAACAACTTTATCGTTTTTATTTCCATTTCCTGTTGTTGTTTGTGGTATTGTTTCAATTGCCGATTGGAACATTAGTGGTGTTGACATCATCTCCTGCCAATTAATGTAGGCTAAAATACTATATTTGTATGTATACATTTTTAATTGTATTCTAAAATTACCACTACTTGGATCAAAACTAGCGGTAAAGTTTTGTAACATAAGTGGTAATCTAACCGCTTTACCTAAATAACCTTTTAATGTTAAATAAAATAACGGATACGGTAGTTGAAAAAATGCTGCGTATGGTGAGTTACCTCCAGCCTCAAACAATGCTCTACCTTTAACATCTTCCATTGTTATATCTATAACAGGTAAGAAGTCGGTACCGTATGAGACATTTATTTGAGTAATACCCAACATTCCTGTATCAGTCGCACCCACCACACCATTAGACAATGTTTCTTGTCTAAAAAAATAGTCATTACTTTGATTAGGATTTGTTACTTTATCAATTCTTTGTTGGTTTATCCCTTTACCTTGTAATGTATCTTGTCCTGTTATTTCATCAGTATATGAAGTATCTAAAAAATTTTTTTCTCCGGGATTCAAAAAATTAATTTTACCCACAGATATTGTTCTAATAGTATCATTTAATGGAACTCCGATAGCCAATTTTGTTCTAGGTAATACAGAACATTCCAAATTAGCGTAAAATACTAAATCTTCTTGATTAATAAGTCGTTCACTAGCCTTTCCGTTTTGATCAACGACTTTATTTGGATCAATTACCGATATGTTTTGGTAATCAAATTCTACTAATATGTTTTCTCCGTTATCTACCATAGTAGAAAAAATGTGTTTCTAATGTTGATTTATAGTCCTGTAATGAAGTTAGTAAAGGATATGGTATTGTCAATATAGCGGCGTCGGGTATGTTGAACTCAAATCCTGTAAATTGTGGATTTGCCAACATTATTAACCACCCAAAGAGTGGTGATCCATAAAATTGTTGAGATACTTTATCCAATCTTGATGTTCCGACTTTATAGATATATGTTTTATCAGAAGTTTTAGCGGGTAATTCCACATACGGAACAACTGTTTGTTGTCCGTTTTGTAAAAATTGATTATATCTGTTATAATATTGTAAAGCCATAATTAAGTGAAAGTTACTTTTCCATTATATGTTTTATTATTTGTGTTTACATTCACATCTAAATATAAATCCTTTAATCTATTTTTCTTTTGTAGATTATTTCCAACTTTATCTGTGGTGTAACCCACTTTAGAATCAAATTCGGTGATTTTGTATTTTTCATATGTTTGATAATCACTACCTTTCATTAAATCATCAAAGAATTTTAATTCCGCGTCGTGTTCTTCCTTACATTTTACTTTAAAATCGTTTGATAATTTTTCAATACCTTTAACCAATAGTGGGTTTTTATCTATTTTAGGTCCTGATGTTAAATTTTTGACAAACGCATTAAATTTATTATCATCTAAAAATATTGGTGACATTGTCATATAAAATCGTCTGCTTGCGGTTTCATCACCAAATCCTGCAAACGCTTTAGTAATTGGATCAAAATTATTATCATTATAGTTAATTTTTTTTAACATACTATTAGGATCTATATCCAAGATTTTATCATTATAATTTTTTAGTTTGTTCCCAACTGAAATTGGATTTACATTTGTAGTATATACTTTAATGATATTATTAATATTATCACCAGTTAATGTATATACTTTATATTCCCCAGTACCCAATTTAATACCGTCCAATTTATCACAAACAACATCCATTTTTCTCAAAGTATAATTATACTTTTCTTGGTATGAAGTCATAGTGTTAACCGGTCCAATAACTATGTTATTTATTTCGGACTCCATTTTACTAACTTCTTCTTCTAATTTAGCCCTTAACTCTCTTGATTGAGAATTAAGAACATCATAAATTTTAGAATCTTTATCAATAAAATATGAAATCGGATCTTTATCATTTTTAACATCCGATAAAGTATCTTTAATTAACTTACTAACATTTTTTTCAATTTCTAATGATCTACCATATAAAGGTATATCATCCAAAGGTGTTTCATATTGATTTAACTTACCATTATCAAATTTTCTATCACTACTAACTAATCCTACAATACCCATATTAGTAGTATTTGTAATTGTTTTAAGTTGGTTCGTTATTGTTGTGAAATAATTTTTAGTTCCTTCCGATAATTCTTTAATTAATGTGGTGTAATTCATATCACCTTCTTCAACCTCATTTTTATTTACATATTTTGCCGATAATATTGTCCCAATAGTCCCCCCTCCTTTTTGTGGTTGTTGGTTTGAAATATCATTTACCCCTACTGTCGGTGTTGCCGTTCCCGCACCTTTAACTATTTTAGCAACCATTTCTTTCGCCTTTTCTGAATCACTTTCCGTTGATACAGATCTTTCATCATATATTTCGGTGTTACCATAATAGTTAAACGATAATGCGTTTTGTAATTGTTTTACAGGTCCTGCCAAACCGTGTCCACCAATAAAATCAAACCCTAACGATATTTTTGCCAACATTGGTTGTACTCCGATACCTTCAGGATTCATATCAAAAACTAATGGATCGTATTGTATTCCTAATGAATTAGGTATTATTTTAGTATTGTAAAAATCACCAATTCTCAACACCAAGACAGGAGGTGCTCCAAATGCCGTGTTTTTAGCGTCATTATATTTTGGTTGTCCGTCAGGTCCAATAACGGGAATTGTTTGTCCAGGTCTCATACATTGTTGTAAGAATGTAAGTCTAGAATTTAATCCTTCGGGAGTAATTGAGTGAAAAGCCGGTGTAAAATACTTCACCTTATCTTTAATACTTTCAAATATCATCGGATCACTTTCCTTAATTATGTCAAAATAATCACATTCAGAGAATAAATGTCTTAATATTTTTTTAGAAATACCGTCTTTCAATTTTTTAATTGGGTCTGGCTTTTCAATTATTTTAAGTGGTGGTATATTAATAGTTGTGTTTCCACTACTATTTTGGATTACTATTGGTGTGGTTATTACTTCGTCAGTTTCTTCAGGTTTAGGTTCTTGAACATACGTCGCAAGAATAGATGCGATTCTAACTTTTCTACAAGCCATTGCTGGAACTGAATACCATTCACCACCATAATTATTAATTTTAGCCGTTGTGGGTGTTTCACCATCCACAATATTTTTACGACAATCAATTGTAACGTTTGTACCATCTTTAGATTTTGACGAAACAGTAGTATTTTCTCCTGTACCTATTGCCTTTATTTTTAATTTACCTTCTTCAAAAAACTTTTTAAAACTCTCACCTCCAACATTTTGTTCTTTAAACCATTTATCAACTGAATCAATTCTTCTATCTGAAAGATATTGATTATATGTTGGGTCTTGTATTGGAGATGCCGAGCCCTGTAATTCTATGGTTATAGTCCCTTTTTTATCAACAATAAATTCTTTAATTTTTTGAACTAATTCCGTTTTAATTACATTGAAATTTTCAATAACAACATTATCAAAGAACTGTGGAACTGCTTCCTTCAGGAAGGGTTCAACTGTTCCCTTAACAAAACATTTTGCAGGAACATTAGTTTTATATTTTAGAGTTCTTAATCCTAGGTAAAAATTATAATAATCCTCGTAATTCCAATTCGCATTAAGTCCTTCTGTTTCATATTCGTTAGATGCCGGTCCCGCAATTTTCCACTCCGCAGGATCTGAAGGATTTTTAATAACACTACTTGGGTTATAGAATGGTGAGTCATTTTCAAAATAAAACGCATAATCTTTAAAATTATCATTAAATTCAGTAACACTAATTGTTTCTTCTGGATTAGGTCCCATTTTAGCGGCATTTGTATTTACAGGATCGGTTCCGGTACCTGAAGCGGTAGTAGTCGTTGATTCATTAACAGAAATATTTGATATTATAATTTCTTTTTCTTCCTCGGTTTTTGTTGGATCATTTAAAAGTTGTTGGTAAGTATATAATTCAGAAGTTGGTATTGTATTAAACTTTAACGCTAAATCATATATATCATATTTTACACAACCCGCAAAGAATGAATCCATTATTGAATTAATTTCTTGTGGTGTTCTAGTTTTAAGTTGTTCTCTAACAATTGTATTCATAACCGATGGATGATCCACAATTATTGTCCAACTTAATGTTCCGGATCTTGAACTATTTTTATATGTGTAAACAGGTTCGGGTCTACCTAAAAATGATGTTGGGTTCCAACTTGCTTTACTATCCTCACTAAATGTTATGTTATAAGGTGGAAACCACATAACTCTACCCCCATTTGATCCTTTTTCACAAACAGGTAAATCATCATATCTAAATCCCGGTTCACTTGATGTCCTCCAAGCCAAATTTTCAAGTGAGAACATATATTTTTTAACTTTATTATCAACAATATTAGTTGACCCAGGATTTCTTAACGGAGCAATATTTAAGTTAAAAGTATTATCCAACACTGAATTATTAAATCTTCTTCCTGAAGTGGTAATACCATCAGTTTTTTGTAAATCGGCATATGTATAATATGGTGTATCTTTTTGGAAGATTCTACAATACTCTCTACCAACTTCAAATCCACTCTCACCAATTACATTACTCCCCGTACTTGAGTCGTAATACGCAATTACTTGTGAACCTTTTGTTAATTCTTTATAACCATCGTTAAACACTTTTGAAACTTGACTTATTGCGTTACCAACGTGTTTAAGTCGTTTTGCCCCTTGAACATTGTCCGCAGCATCAATAATTCTTTGAGTGTTGTCTAATATAGAACCCCCTTTAAATGGAACATCAATTGATTGATCTTGACTATATTGAGCTTCTATTATATTAAATTCGGGATCTTGTTGAAATGTTTCTCCACCTTTACCAACTTTAAACCCTGCGTTTGGTCTATATTTTGGTGATGTCCAAACAAATCTACCGTCAATACCGTCACCATCGTTATGTGATTTTGCCGCTAAACCAAAATTAAGTTTACCTTCATTACCCTCATATAATTTACCTAATTCATCAGGTCCGTAAACAAGTGTTGCTTGTTGTTTACCGAATCTATCGGTTGCAACCTCATTAGATGGACTGTTAATTAATCCTGGTTCCGCATTTTCACTACCAACATAATATCCTCCTCCACCGTTATCTCCGTTGAATAGGTTGTTGATTGCTTGCGACACCCCTTGTATAAGGTTTTTCTTATATGTAGGTCGGTATAAGTTATAATTTAAATTACCAAATAATATTGATTGTTGTCCGTTTCCTGTATTCGCTAAAAATATTTCAGAAGGGTTTCTAGTTTTATTTAAGATACCACCTAAAGCACCTCCCGTTAAATTATTTAAAACATTTAACCCACCTGAAACATTACCTTCAGGATTGTTTTCATCAAAATAATCTCCGGGTATAAATGACACAGGAAAATATGTTCCTGTCAATCTATTTGCGAATGATACTGCCGCTAATAAAGGATTTTCAGGGACGGTAATCTTCCAATTTTTTATAAAGAATGGTTGTTGTCCTGATGCTAATAAACTAGCACTGAAAGGATCTGATAATGTGTCAAGATTAAGTGATCCGATAGTCAATTGTTCTAATTCTACCGCAATTCTATCTTCAAAATAACCTTTAAGTTGTGCCGCACCAATTTTAGCAAGATACGAATCTTGAGATAAAGTTCCGTTTGAACCATTTGGGTTACTACTTGTTAAAATTTCATATGGACTATAAAATGATGGGACAAATATTGACGGATCCCAATATGGGAGATATAATTTATTTGATGTAACAATATCGGTAATGATATATAAATCCTTATACCCACCTTCAGGACCGTATTTGTTTTGAATATATGCAGCATCAATATAAAATTCATTAACTAAATCTAATATTGTGTCGTTTGGATCATAAGGACCCTTATTTGATTCAACAGGATAAGGAGCTCCAGGTATTGTATATTTACCAATAAAACCACCATCAGGTCCGTATTCGTTTAATGGATAAAGTTGTTGTGCAAATTGATTGGTTGAGATATATGTGTCGGGAGAATCAATAACATTACTGTTATTAAGTGGTGATACTTCATATGTAACATTTCCTGCAGGAGGTGTATACACACCTTGAACTTGATAAGGTGCTAAATTTCTAGCAATTAAACTATTTCTAAATGTAGATGATGAAGCAAATGATAATACACTCTCTGACATATTTTATCTTTTCCTATAAATACCTAAAAAGTATTTTTTAAATTACCTTTATTTTTTAGATGTCAATCCATTATTAACTTTTCCTGCGGCGTTTACCATTGCAAGGGCGTTTTGAGAATTTTGAGTATATTCTTTTAATATTCGTTCAATTTCAGTTGAAGTTACGTAACTTGGTAAATTAGAAAAGTTGAATGTATGTGCCATATTAACTTCGTTTGACCCCGTATTTGATGATGAATTACTATTTTTAGAACCGTCAATGTTAGTTCCTCCAGCCATAACCAATTTATCTTGGGGTAATGTTCTAATCTCAAAGTCATTAACTGAAATTGAACCACTACTATTAGTAATATAAGTACTTATTTTAGTAACTAACTCGGTTAACATTTTTGTCGCATCTTTAAACATAGTTCCCAAACCATTCATTTTTTCAAACACACTACCAATTTTCTTTACTACCAAATCCAACCCTTGTCTAACGTCGGGTGTGTCAAATTCATCATTAACAGATGTTATTGATTTTGTTGCACTTGACATTCCACTTTTAAAAGTTTTTTGTACGTTTTTATTTGATGCCGCACCATATGTTAAACTTGTTGATAATTTATTAAAAGAACCATTTAAAGCAACTAACTGACTTAACTGATCAAATGCAATTTCTTCCATTGTTTCACCTTGTAATTCCTGTAGTTCTTTTAAATTTTTAACATCATCATCTTTTAATTCGCTAACCGCCTTTGTTATATATTCACCCGTCCATTCTTGTTCACCTTTCTCGTTTGTCTTCATCTCTCGAATCTTGACTTCGGCAACACCCCCTTTATTAAATTGAGCCATAGTCGCAACAAGTTCTCTATCCTCATCTTTAACATCAGGTGAAAACTTAATTTGTTTAAGTTTCATATCAAAATTAGCAGCATTTAATGCCATTTTTTGAAACTCCCCTCCTGTCATTCCTAAAGCTTCGCCAACTTCCTTCATTCTCCTTTTAGCTCCGGGAAGTATTTCAAATGATTTGGTTTGTTCATTAAAACGAGTAAAATCTTTGGAGATACTAACAATTTGATTTTGTAACTCTGTAGGATCGTTTTGTGCCAAATCCATTAATCTTAATGGATCCAATAATTCGCTTGACGCAACACCTAATCTTTGTAATGAAGCGGCTAAATCAATAGCACCATCGGGATCAAATACTTTTGCGGTTACCGTAAAAACTTTTTCCATATCAATCCCCAATCTTGACGCTTGTGCTGCCATTTTTGCTAAACCTTTTACACCTCCCTCAAAATTATAAAGATTCATTTTGTCAAGATTCTTAACAACATATCCAGAAACCGAGGCAACCGTTACTCCCGCCTGATTAGCAATTTTAGCAACATCCATCATCTTATCACCAACCATTGAGATTGGAACTCCAACATCTTGAAAACTTTTTGCCATTGCAGAACCTTCCATTCTTGTAACTTTGGCAGTTGCCGCTAAATTAACTAATGTTTCGTCAGTAAGACTCATATTAGTATTGAATGTATCTATTAACTTAACATAATCCGCGGCAGCATCGTCAGCCTTTAAACCTAATTCTAAATATTTTGGTATTGTGTCGTCAATAGTGAGTGTAAGTTCTTGTCCTCTTTTATTACCAACCCCAAGTGTTTGTATTAAAGCCGCTGATTTTTGATCTAAATCCGCAACCGCTTTTCCAAGTGATTCGGGACCAATAGCTTTGCCAATAACATCAAGAATTTGATTTAAAACATTTGTTGGTTTGTCCCAAAATGCCGCAATCTGTGTGGAGGCATCAAATTCTGTTGGAGAAAATTTTGAGGTTGACGCGGATTCCGTAGTACTTTCTTTATTTACAAGCATGAATATTGTTTATTTGATAAATACTTTTTATTCAGTTTTATGATCCTCAATGATTTTATCAATTAAATACTTACGTATGTAAGTAGGTAGATTTAAGAACTCATAATAAGATGTTCTTAAAAATTTTGCCATAAAATAAAATTCGTCTAATAAATTTTTAGTGTGGTTAGAAGAAAGGGCGAAAAAACTCCACCCCAAAAGTGATGTCAACCATTACTTTTTTTCCTGACGGGGCGATTACTTGTTTAGTTAAATCCAATCTTGGTTCATTATCCAACATAAATTTTTTAATATGTTTTGAATCCATAATTGGCATTGTTTCAACGAATTTTGAAATAAAATTTTTATCTTCATTTCCATCAATACTAATAATCATTTTGTTTAATCGTATTGTGTGAGATGGTGGTATTCTACCGGCAGGATACTGATCAATAATTTCATCAATTTCAATTAAATCTCTAATTGTTAAAAATTTAAGTTTGGCGGAATTACCACTTCTTGGTAATGTGGTTGTAATATACCCATTATCGTCAGGGGATACATCAACTTTTTTAATATTTAATTCATCCAATAGTATTGAAACCTCAAACGATTTATTAGTTTCAGGATCTTTAACAGATAAATTATATTCAGGACCAAATGATGTGTTTCTTAAAAATATCATTAATGCTTCAATATCACCATCTAACATATCTTCAGGTCTTAAATCCGGCTCATACACTTTATTTCTTAATAAAGGTAATACAATACTTTCTCTAATTGATTTGTTTGGGTTAATATTTGAAAGGGTGTTTTCGTCAGATGCAGTTAAATAACCAACTTTAACACTTTTCTTTTTTGATTTGTAAAAAATCCCACCTGAAGGTAATTTTACAACATCGTGGGGTAAATTAAAATCCATTTGCCCATATTCGTTAACATTGTTTTCCATAATTTCTTTTTGTTAAAAAGATAACTAATGGTAAAATTTTGTAAATAAAAATCCCATACGGAATAAACCATACGGGATTAATTTTATATGTATTAAAATTCTAGTATACCAATATACAACGATCCATACGAAGCGTAGCACTGATGTCCGCCAAAGCATCTTGTGAGTAAGACAATGCACCAAAGTTAACATCTGTCATAAATGTTCCCTCTAATATCCACTTCTCAACAACAACACCTGTTGGGTCTAACATCTCAATGTCAACATTCTTTTTGTAACCAGCTGCGTAACCCATACGACCTGTTACCGATTCAGCACACAGACGAACCCACTCCATCAATGCTTGTGCCGCAGACGGTC